GCGGTGCTGCAAGCGGGCGTGGCTTCGACCTATCGCGATTTCCTTGCGCGGGTGTCCAAGGCCCGGCGACTGCCGGTCGCCCGGGTCGACGGCATCGGTCAGGGCCGGGTGTGGGATGGCGGCACTGCACGCCAGATCGGCCTTGTCGACCAGTTCGGCGGGCTCGACGATGCGCTGGCATGGGCCGCGGCCAAGGCAGGCCTGAAAGAGGGCGACTGGCATCCGGTGTTCCTCGGCGCGCGGGACGACAATCTCGATCCGCTGATTCGCCAACTGCTGACCAGCGGGGCGAGCGGCGAGGCGGCGAGGCTGCACGGCGGCGATCCCTTCGCGCTGGTGGCCCGGCGGCAGGACGAGCTGGCCACGCGCCTGATACGCGATGCGGAGCGGATGATGGGCACCAGCGGGGTGCAGGTCTACTGCCTCGAATGTCCGGGCCGCCCCCTGCCCGCCCCCGTCCGCCGCACGCCGGCGAGCGGCATGGCGGGCCTGATGCGGCTGCTGCTGGCCGAGTAAGCGGAGCCCATTGCGCGAAAAAGTCGCGGCGCGAGGGCTTGCGGGCGCTTGCCAAGCGTCACCGACCCCATTAAAGGCGCGCCCCTGTCCCGGCCACACGGCCCTTTCGGACGGGCGCGTAGCTCAGCGGTAGAGCACACCCTTCACACGGGTGGGGTCACAGGTTCAATCCCTGTCGCGCCCACCATTTTTCCCAAGGTTTCAGAGGCTTTTAGCTCTGACGGGAAAGATGGCGGTTTTGATCCCTGCAGAACATTACGCGAAAATGCAGGCCGCTGCGGGTCGAATCCGTACAATTCCCGTACAGCGGTTCCGGTGATGTTCGCATCGCTCACCCCGCCTTGCGCTTCGCTTTCGGCGCGGCCGTGCTGAGCTTGCCCCCCGCCCGAGCCTGCAGCTGCAAGCCAGTAGCCGCCTCGGCCGCGCGCAGGCCCGCGTAGAACGCGCTGTGGACCTTGTCCTTGGTGCGCTCGGCGTGGGTGTAGGTGCGGCGCATCAGGTTCGTGTCTGACCACCCGCCCCATTCGCCCGCGGCTTTCTCGTCCAGGCGCTGGCGGACGTTCATCTCCTGACCGAAGCCGTGACGGCCGGCGCTGTGGAACGGGATAAACTCGATCCCCGCGCGCCTGCAGGCGGTTTCCCAGCCCTTCCTCGGCCCGCTCCTCGAGCTCCACCCGAAGACCCGCAGGTTTTCCTTCTCGCGTTTCCAGCCCCGCGGATAGAGCGGCGGCAGGTTCGCCAGCTCGACCACCAGTTCGGTCGGGATATCGAGCCAGCGATCGGGTGCGCCCTTGGCGCCCGGGATGCAGGCCTTGCCGTTCTGCAGATCGAGGTGCTTGCCCGGGTGCATCTCGCACGCCTGACTGATCCGCGCGCCGGTGCAGAACATCAGCAGGGCGAGCGCGCCGTGGCGGGCGCTGGCGTGCTGGCGGAAGGCGAGCAGCCATTCCCAGCTGCCCGGCGGATAGCGCTTGCGGCCGGTGCGGCCGCGCGCCTTGTCCTGCTGGGTCGCTTCGAGCTTCGTATAGCCCTTGATCCGGATCGGCGGGCATTTGCCCAGATCGTGAGCGTTGTTGATCACCGCGCGGATCGGGCTGATCACCTGCCGCGTCCATGTCGCGGTGCCGCTGTCGGGATAGAGTTCCGCGCCCAGCTCGCGCACGAAGCGCGGCGTGATCTGGGTGACCAGCATCTCGCCGATCTTGGTGGTGACCGGGATCAGGTATTCGGCGGTCTTCGGGTCGGCATCGTAGAGCAACACCGCCTCGGCGAAGGTCAGCCCCGCTTCGTCCCCGAGAAGGTGACGACGGATCCGGCGGGCTTCCTCTTCGCGGATCCACGCCCTTGCGCCCTGTTCGTCAAGTGCGCCAGTGCTGCAGCGGTAGTAGTCTGTGACGGGCGCGCCCTGGTGTTCGATCCGGCCCCGGACCCACCATGTCGCGCCGCGCCGGTAGCATTCGAGTGGCATCGGGTGTTCTCCCCTTCGTCGCCCGCGAGGATGCGCTCCATCTGGGCGGGCGTTATCAGCATGGCGCGGCCGATCTTGCAGCGCGCGCCGAGGCGGTTGGCCCGCTCGCGCAGGGTGCGCTCGGAGATCGTTATCCCCCGCTCGGCGAGCAAGGCAATCCAATCGGCGGGCGGGCGGGCTTCGTCAAGCGTGGGGCAGCCGGTGGTCATTGGCACGGTCCCTCGTACTGATTGCCCGGCCGCTTGAAGCGCACTTCGCGCTGGGGCCAGCTGCCGTGGGTCTGCAGCGGCATCGAGCCGGGATAGGGTGAGCCCCACGGGCCGTAATCGCGGCACATGCCGGCGACGCGGCCATCTTCCTTGATCTCGAATGCGGTGCCGACCTGCCAGCTGTGGTTCTGCCAGAACCACGCGCGCTTGCCCTTCTCGCCGAAATCCTGCGGCGGGAGATCGTGGTCGGCGCCGCCACAAAGGGCGAGTTTTCCTTGGGTGGTTTGCGTGCAATCTGCTGTGCCTGGCATGATCTTTAGCCATTCGTAGCTGTGGAAAAGAACAGCGGGTGCTTGACCAGACAAGTCCGCGCCTACGCGCCCCTGCCGACAGGCAGGGGCGCGTAAAATGAGGGGTTTACCCGTCCCCGTACCCGTCCCCGTACCCGTACCCGTCCCCGGACCCGTACCCGGACCCGTCCCCGTACCCGTACCCGTCCCCGGACCCGTACCCGGACCCGTCCCCGGACCCGTACCCGGACCCGTCCCCGTCCCCGTACCCGTCCCCGTACCCGGACCCGTCCCCGGACCCGTCCCCGTACCCGGACAGGATCGTCGGCGTGTTGGGGTCAGCCATTGAACACCTCGAATTCACGGATCGAGGTTTCGGCCTCGGTTGCGGCCTCGATGATTTCGCAATTCTCGGTGAGGTGAATGCGCGGCACGGCTGCGCTGACCTTGCTACCCTTCTCAAGGCCTGTCAGAGCAACTGCGTTGAGAAAGTCCCCGGTCGGCCCCTTCTTGACGCGCCAGTACCAGAGGCGTCGCGCTTCCGTCAGCACGCATTCGCGGCCTTCGTGGCTCTCCAGAACACCAGCGTGCACACCTGCATCGCGGCAGCGGACGATGACGTACTTGCCGATCATCCCGTTGTTCAAAATGCTCATGATCTTCTCCTTCCCGGTGTTGAAACTGTCAGCCTGCCCGCCGGGTCGAGCAGGCTGTAAGCGGATTACGACTCTGCCAGTTTCGCCCTGGCGTTGGCGGCCCAGCGGACCAGCAGCTGCTCGCCCTTGTCGTAGGTGCTGCTGGCCGTCACGCCTGCGAGGCGGATCGAGTAGGCGTTGGTTTGCTGGTCGACGATCTTCGCGCCCATGCCGCGCAGGGCGTTCTTGACGGCCTCGGCATCGAAGCTGTCAGCGTTGCTGGCGGCGCGGATCAGATCGGTCGCGGCGATCAGCTTCTGGCGGCGGGCGGGGGTCATGTGCGCGGCACCTTGAAACCTGCCGCGTTGCGATGCCCGCCGCCGCCGAACTTCTTGGCGATTGCGGAAACGTCGGCGCAGTCGTCGCGCGAGCGCAAGGAGTAGCTGATGCTATGTTCGCCACGCACAATGGCGGCGGCGAATTCCGCAAACGGCCAGTCCTCGAGCAGGCGATGGCAGACGTCGCTGGCAAGGCCATACGGGCAATCGACCCCGAGCCCATATTGCCCATCGATCACGACGGTGCCGGCGCGCCGCACAATCTCGTCGACCAGCTGGTCGCGATAGCCAGCAATAGCCTCCCCGCGCGCCACGAACCCATCGATATCGGCGTCAGCCTGATCCCAACGCTCGAAGGTTGCCGGGCCGCTGGTCAGCGCAAGGTGCAACAACTTGCTCGCGTCGCCCAGTTCAAACCGCCAGAGGTCGCGATCTTCGACGAGGTTGACGAGCATCGGGCGCGAGAGCCTAAGCTCGGCGTCGTCGTTGGCAAAGTCCCACGCCATACCTGCCCCACTGCGCTCCATGTCAAACATGGCGATGATCGGGCCGACCGCGTCGATTGCCTCGGCGATTTCCGATTGTCCGACAAACGCCGGCTTGCCATCGCGGTCGAGCTGGAACGGCGCCAGATCGGCAGCTGCCGTCTTGTGGTGGTCCAGAATTACAACCGAGGCGGCGCCATCCATCGCCAAGCCCCGCAATTCCGCTTCGGGAAACGAGAAGTCGACGATCAGGATGTGCTTGCCTTTGCAGTCAACATCGGGAGCCATGCCGTAGTTGCGGGCGATGTAGGCCGGTGCGTCGCCCCAACGCTTCCAGACGGCCCAAGCGGCGGTGAAGCCGTCCATGCACTTGTCGTGATAGATCACGATGTCGGGTCGATAATCAGCCATGGCGGCGCACCTTTCCGATCAGGCGTTCGAGCCAGCTGGGCTGGTGCATCGGCTGCACGGGGCCGAAGCGGGCGCGGCGTTCGAGGGGGCACATGGTCGCGCCCTGCCCCGTCCAGCGGTGGCGGGTTTCGTAGCTCATTGGAAACTCCATGCGAGAAGGGAAAACAGGGGCACGGCGGCGAAGCCGAGCGCGACGGCAAGCGGGCCGCCGGGATCGTTGTCCATGCCCCAGCGGATCAGGGCGATCAGTTCGGCGCGGGTCATCAGAAGGCCCTTTCTGCGGGCGTCCAGACGGACAGGCAGGCCGGATCGGGGACCACGGCGCGCAGGCCGATGATGGCGAAGGCCCAGACGGCAACGCTGAACAGCAGCGCGGCGGACCAGAACAGGCGGCGGAAGGTTTCGTCGCTCATGCGGCGCCGCCCGATGCGAGTTCGGCTTCGGCCTTGATCATCAACGCCGCCAGCTGCGAACGCTTGTCAGCAATGTGCGCCTCGATCACCGGCTCAGCCAATGACCACTTCACTTGGAAGAGCCGCTTCGAGTTATCGCCACTCGGCACGCCAAGCTCGAGGCCGTCGGCCCGGCGGCCAAAAGCATCGCGAATGTCAGTGCCCTGAAACCGGTCGCGCGTGGCCTTGACCTCTTCGAGCAGTTTCTCGCCGTGCGCGATTTCGCGATAGGCAAGCGCAATGTCGACAGCGGTTTGTTCGGTAATCATGCGACCTTCCTTTCGGGCTTGGGGCTGTGATCGAAGGCGGGTGCGCCGAGGGCGTCGGCGAGGAAGGTTAGATCTAGCGCGCGTTGGATCAGGCGCTGATCGTTTGATCCTTCGGCGCGGGCGCGAATGCGGTCGCGCTCGGCGGCGAGCTCGCGCAGCCATAGGTTGCGTGCTGTCTTAAGGTCGCGCCCGTCTGGCAGCAGGCGGGCAGCCACGCGATCGGCGCAGGGAAGATACTTCTGGCCCGCCGGGTAAACTGCTTCTTCCTCGATCTTGCGACAAACCTCGGCAGGCAGATCGCGCCCGACACCCGCAGCGTTGGCAATTGCCACCCACAGGGCCAGTTGCTCGTTGGCGCGGTCGCCCGGCCATTCGGCAGCGCCTTCGCGCCTCGCCTTTTGCCAACCCGCAAACCTGCGGTTGAACTCGGACAGCGCAATAGCGCGAGTGCTGGGAGATGTGCGGATCACTGATCGCCTCCGTTGTTGAACGGGGCTTTAGTTCGGTCTATCCGAACTTAATGTCAAGGATAAAGTTCGGACAAACCGAACTATCGCAAAGGCGCTTGCCGGATCGGCCCGACTCGGGCAATTTACGTGCTTACACGTTTTCAAGGGGTTGGGTGATGGCGGAAGAAGCGAAGAAGAGCGGGTGCCTGAAGGTCGCCGGCTTCGGCGCGCTGGTGCTGGTCGGTCTCGGCGTGATCGGGGCGCTGGCGGGCGGGGATGCGCCTGCGGGCGATGCCTCTGCCCCCACCGCGCCGCCGCTGGCAGTGACCGCGCAGGAGCTGTTTGACGCTTATTCCGCCAATGAGGTTGCCGCCCAGGCGCGCTTTGACGGACAGCGGCTTGCCGTCACCGGCGTGGTTCAGGACATTGCGCTGGATCTGCTCGACGAACCAGTGGTCTCGCTGCAAACCTCGAACGAGTTCATGCCGGTGCGCGCCCAGTTCGACAAAGCTGATGCTGCTGCAACTGGTGCGCTGACCAAAGGGCAGGAATTGACGGTGACCTGCGGCAAGGTGACCGAGGTGGTCGGCACCCCGATGCTGGACGACTGCGTCCTGCCCTAGAGCTTGGCTGCGCGCGCAGGCGGCGTGCCCCATTCGGGTTGTTCATCCGGCTGTTCATGCCAGATCTGGCGATCATCCGCCGCTATCCGCAATGCGTCGGCGCGCAGGCGGCGAAGTGCAAAAGCGTCGTCAGGATGCATCAGTAATTCGAATGGCTGAATGCGCATGGCGCGGGCGATTTCATTCACTAGCCAGCGATAGTAATCGGTTTCGCCATTCACGATGTTGCTCATCGTCGCTTTCGGTATGCCTGTTTCGCGGATCAGGTCAACCTGGTCGAGATCGAGAGCCCCCATCCATGCCTTGATGAACCAGTCTGGCGCTTCGGGGCCGAGCTTCGGGGTCTTTTTCTTCGGCATGGCGCGATTTTAGCACCGACGCCCGGCGCGGTCGTTCCGCTCTATCCGAACTTTTGCGCTTGACTTGAAGTTCGGATTATCCGAACTACTAGGCATGACAAATGCCCCAGACCCCGCCATGCTTTCCCCTGTCCAGTCGCTTCGCAAGGCGTTGGGGCTGACGCTTGCCGAAATGGGCGAGCGCTGCGGAATTTCGAAAAGCCAGATGCATGAAGTTGAACGGAGCGGGCGAGCGAGCTTGCCTGTCGCGTTGCGGATTGAGGAGCTTTCGCAGGGCGCGATCGATGCTGGCGATCTGAACGATGATGTCAGGGCGGCGCGTCATGGCGTCGGCGCCACCGCTGCGGAGCGCGCGGCATGATCGCGCTACGCACCATTCACATTGACGGCAATGGGATGCCGTCAGGAACGCCCCGGCCAAGGCGCATCGCCAGCCTTGTCCTCCACGATCTTGTCGGCGACTGCTCGCACGTGGTCCGCCACGTGGACGAAGTGTTCGAGCCGATAGTAGAGCCGGATGGCGCGTTCCGCGTCCCCCAGTTCGACGGCGACGAATTCTATCCCGTCGTCGTCCGTGAAGGTGCCGACTTTCATTTCGCCGTTGGGCGCTATCTCGATCAAGTTCATGGCGCTGTTGTAGCATCATTTTTCATGCCTGCGAGTCCTGCTGACCTTGCACTGTATACCGGCAAGGAGGCGCAGGATCATGTCGAGTAACCTTCGCGCTCAGCAAAAACTGGCAGAGCGGCTTGCCGCGGTGCTGCGGCGTTTTCAGCATGAAGGTGGCAGCCTTCATGAGCTGGCTGAGCGGGTTGGCGAAACAGGCCGAGACCTCGATCGCTGGGCGAACGGCACAAAGCTTCCTGCTCATGTCTTTTCCATGTTGCTCGGCGAGCTACCCCGCCATCTGGCCGACGAGCTGATCAGGCCAACGGGCCTTCGGCTTGTCGCCATCGATCATGATGAGGGCGCGAATGCGCTGATGGTTGCGGCCAAGCTCAACGATCTGGCCGGCACCATCGCCGAGGCGGCCGCCGACGGTCGGATCGATCACCGCGAGCGCGCGGCGATCGGTCAGCTGGCGCAGGCGACCATCACCGAATTGCAGCCACTGGCAGGGGAGTGATCAGAATGATCGACGGTTATGACAACCGGATGCTGACCGCGCCGCGGTTCGTGCGCGAGGGCAACCGCCTGATCCCTGAGAGCGCGCTGGTGCGTGTCAAGTCCGTCCAGGCACAGGATCCCGAACCCCGCGACGAGGGTCCGCGCTGATGCTGCGGGGGGCGGCTGACATCTTCCGCTTTGCGGAAAGCGCGGTTCCGGGCGCGCAGGCGACCTATGGCCGCGGTGATCGCCCGCCGCTCGAACTGGTCACGGCGATGCGGCCGCTGGTCGATGCCGGCGTGCTGACGCCGGTGCGCAAGCGCGAGGGCGAGCAATTCCTGTTCCTCGTGCAGCGCAGCTCGGCGCCGATGAGCGCGGCCGACCAACGGCGGGCGGCGCGCGGCTATGCCCGGCGCAAGACGGTGCGGCGATCGAGCCTGTCGATGGTGTTCCAGTGCATCGCGGCCGCGGCTGTCAGCGACCGGCCCTGCCCTAGCAACGAAGAGATCGCCCGGCGGTGCCGACTGAGCGGCAAGGATGCTGCCCGTTATCGCGTGGGCCTGCTGGTCCGCAAGGGCCGCATCGCGATCGAGGATCGCGGCCCGAACCTGCCCCGCGTCGCGACCATCCTGACCGGACGGCACGCGGGGAAATCGACGAAGGGGAGCGAATGATGATGAGAGATCCCTCTCTCCCGTGGCCGGGCGATCCGCGCCGCTTTTTCGCTGTGGCAATGCCGAATGGCGATGCCAGGTTCAAGATCAAGGGGCAGCTGGTTTTCCTGAAGGAACAGCGCATCGGCATTAATGAGCCCAGGAGGATCCTCACCCGCGCCGAGGCCGAGCAGCTGCGCGACGAGCTGAATGCCGCGCTGCGGGCTTTTGATGTCGCAAAATATTTTGCGCGGGAGATTGTCGGGCCTACCGCTGCGCTGCTTGAGGCGAAGGCCTGCCGTTCGCCCTACCCGTTCCGCGATCACCGCACGCTGCAGGAAACCGGCTTCGGCGACACGTCGGAGGCGGCATCGGCCGCCTCTGCGCGCCCTGACGCTGTGGGCGACCGGCCGGTGACTGTCGATCAGGGCAAGTTCCAGGCGGGCTATGCCTGGTGCGAGCAGTGCGAAAAGCGGGTTTCGACCGTCGCGGCAAGCCGCTGCTCGAGCCGGTTCTGCAAGCTCAAGGCGGCTGCGTGATGGCGGGCGAGGCTCAGGATTTCATTGCGGCCATGGCGGCTGCGGGGGTTGTGCCTACCGAGCCGATCGCGGGCAAGCTGCTGGGCGGGAAGATCGTCCGGTTCCGGTGCGAGGGCGACGGCAAGAAGCGCAATGGCTGGGCGCGGTTCTTCCCCGCTGACGGGCAGGGATCGCGCGCTGGCGGCGTGTTCGGCAATCACAAGCAGAACACCGGCTCGATCAACTGGCAGGCGCAGCGCGAGGGGCCGGTACTGTCGGCAGAAGAGCGCGCGCGGATGCGCCAGCAATGGCGCGAGGAAGAATTGCGGCGGGCGCGGGCCTTGCAGGATCTGCAGCTGGCAACGCGGAACGAAGCCTGCCGCCTGTGGCAAGCGTCACCGCCCGCTGCGCCTGATCACCCTTATGCCGCGCGCAAGCGGATGCGGGTGGGCGGATTGCGGCAGGACGGCGCGGCGCTGTTGGTGCCGATGCGCGACACCAGCGGGCGGATATGGAACCTGCAGCGGATCTATCCCGACGGGGCCAAGCGGTTCATGCCCGGCGGGCGGATTATCGGGCTGAGCGCGCGGATCGGGCTGCGGCCCGGCTTTCGGCGCGGCGTCTTCGCGGAAGGCTATGCCACCGGAGAAGCGATCAGCCAGGCGCTGGGCGACCGGCCTGTGATCGTGGCCTTCAACACCGGCAACCTCGATGTGGTGGTGGGCGAGTGGGTGAGGCTTTGCCCGCTCGCCGATTGGGTGATCGCCGCCGATGATGATCACCTGACCGGCACCAAGATGGTCGAGCGGGGCCAGCCCTATCAGAACCCCGGCATCGACAAGGCATTGGCCGTGGCGGCAGCGCATGGCTGCCGCGTTGCATTCCCGCCCCGACCTGAGGGCGCGCCGCAGAACGTGGATTTCAGCGACCTGCTGCTGGCGGGCCGTGCGGAAGATATCGTCACCGCGATCAATGGCGCGCGGCGCAGGATTGATCCGACCAGCGGATCCCTGTCGCTGGCTGAGCGCATCGGGCAGATGGGAGCGGCAGCATGAGCGGACAGAATCGGTCTTCGGCGGTGATGCAGCAGCGGTCGGAGCCGCATTCGAGCCTCGATGACTTCCCGACGCCGCCGTGGGCGACGCGGGCGCTGTGCGAATGGCTGATCGAGGAAGATCATAAGCTGGCAATGATGGACTGCCGCGAGCCTGCTGCGAATCGCGGTCATATGGTCGCGCCGCTGCGTGAGTACTTCGGCCATGTCATCGCCAGCGATGTTCACGATTACGGTGTCGGCATCGCTCAGCGCGATTACCTGTTCGGGCCGGTCGACCACCTTTCGCGCACTGATTGGACCATCACAAACCCGCCGTTCCGACTGGCTGAACCGTTCATCAAGCGGGCGCTGGCACTGTCGCGGGTTGGTGTGGCGATGATCGTTCGATCGGCTTTCCTCGAGAGTGTTGGCCGGTTTGATCGGCTGTTTTCCGAGAATCAGCCCGCGCACATTCTTCAGTTCACCGAGCGAGTGGTGATGCACAAGGGTCGCCTCGCGCCGGAGGGTTCGACCGCGACTGCCTATTGCTGGATTGTCTGGGATGCCCGCCGCGATGTCGGGCGGATGGCGCGGCCATCGGCGCGGTTCGCGTGGATTCCGCCTTGCCGCAAGCGCTTGGAGCGCGCCTCGGATTATGAGGTGCAGGCATGAGCGATGATCGTCTGCGTCTGCTGGTCGAGCGGATCGAGCGCATCAATGAGGAAATCGCGGGCCTGCAAGACGACCGGAAGGACGTTTATGCCGAGGCCAAGGCGGTCGGCTATTGCCCGCGCACCATCAAGGCGCTGATCGCGCGGCGGGCCATGAAGCCTGACGATCGCGCCGAGGCGGACGTGCTGCTGGAAACTTATGAAGCGGCGCTGGGCGGGCTCGCTGAGCCGGTACGGCCGGTCGACCCGTCCGAGGCCTCGCGCGAGCTGGCGATCGCCATCCTTGCCGAGCAGGTCGAGGGGATCGGCGATCCCGAGAAGGCCGCAGCGTTGGCCGAGCATGTAGCGGTGATCCTCGATATCCGCGGTGAGATCGGGCTGCTACGGGCGCAGGAGAAAGCGCGCAAGGCGCTGGCGGCCTCCGAAGGCTTCGATGCCCCTGCCCTGACCCGCGTGGTCCGCTGGATCGAAAAGGTCGCCAAGCACGGCGCCGATGCGATGCGCGCGGGCGAGGCGCTGTTTCACCTTTATCGCGGCACGGTTGAAGGGCGCGGCGGGCCAGCTGCCCCTGCGCCTGTGAAATTCGACCCTGTCACTGAGAAAACCCGCAAGAGCACCGGCTCTGCGGCATCGAAAAACGCCGCCCGCACCGCTGCGTGGCTGGCATCTGGGATGGGGGATTGATTGGGCCAGCTTCATGTTATGACACCGCCGGATCCGCTCGAGCTTGCCTGGTATCCGACCAGCGACCTCGGCAATGCCAAGCGACTCTACGCCCGCCGCAAGGGGTTTCTTCGCTGGGTCGATCTCGGCGATGACGAGGGTTTTTTCACCGCCTATCAGGATGGGCGCTGGCGGCGCGATATCGGAATGCGCGAGGCACGCCTTGCGACCGACGATGTCGCCGTCTGCCTCCACGAGGAAGCCAAGGCCCTGGCGCAGCAGATCGCCGATCGCAAGCTGCCGCCCGGCATGTCGGAAGAGCTAGCGCAGGACCGCTTGAACGAGCTGCGCAAGTGGGCGCGCGACAGTGGCAATGCCAACCGCGCGCGCGGGATGCTGGACAAGGCGCGCGCGCTGCTGGCGGTAGGTATCGACGAGTTCGACCGCGATCCGCTGGCCGTGAACCTGCGCAACGGCACGCTGCGCTTCATCGAAGGGTCGGATGGCTGGCATGTCCGCCTAGATCCGCATGATCCCAGCGACATGTTCAGCCGCATGGCCGAGGTCGATTACGATCCGGGCGCCAAGTGCCCGAAGTGGCTGAAGCGCCTCGAGCGTCTCCAGCCCGAGGCTGACCAGCGCGAGTTCATGCGCCGCATCTTTGGCTATGCCCTGCAAGGCCTGCGATCCGAGCAGGTGTTCGTGGTGGCGCAGGGCAAGGGCGGCGACGGCAAATCGCTGACCCACGTGATCCTTTCGGCGATCATGGGCGATTACTACAAGCACGCCGATGTCCAGTCCTTCCTGCAGGGCGGGCGCAAGTCAGGCTCCGATCACTCGGAAGACCTTGCCCGCCTTGCCGGTGCCACCCGGCTTGTGACCTGCGACGAGCCCGAGCGCGGTTCGACCTGGAACAGCAAGGTCATCAAGCAGATGACGGGCGGTGGCAAGATGACGGTGCGGGGCCTGCGTGAGGCGAGCCGCGAGATCACGCCCAGCTGGCTCGCCATCGTGGAGTGCAACACCTTCCCGCGCGTGCCGACCAGCGATGACGGCTTCTGGCGGCGCTGCAAGGTGCTGGAATGGCCGGTGCAGCTGGATCGCAGCCAGCAGGGCGATTTTGAGGCGATCAAGGCCGAGATGCTGGCCGAGCGCAGCGGCATCCTCAACTGGATGATCGGCGGGGCGCTGACATGGCTGGCGACACGCGATCTGCGCGAAAGCGCCCGCGCGACGGAGGTGCGGGAAAGCTATCGCAACGCCTCGGACCCTTTTGGCGAATGGTATCGCGCCCGCTGCGTGGTGGGCGATCCTGAGCAGCTGCGCGAGCAGATCACCCGATTGCACGAGGATTTCCAGCGCTACTGCCGCGAAGAGATCGGCATCGATGACGACAAGATCCCCAAGGTGCGCGCTTTCGGCACCCAGCTGGATGAGCGCCAGCACCGATCGCGCAAGTCGAACGGGGTAAAGGTGCGGCTTGGCATCCGGCTGAAGACCGAGGCCGAGATCGAGGCGTCTGGCGGCGCGGGTGCTGTGAGGCCTGCCGCCGATGATGATGCGCCTGATTGGCCGCCAGTAGCGCCGCCTGCGCCGCTGGATGATCGCTGGGTGCCGGGCGATGACTAGGTTGCGCGACCTTCGGCCTTGCCCGCTGTGTAATTCGCGCGCGGTGAACCTCGTCAAACGCGATGGCCAGCAGCCTATTGTGGTCTGCCTTGAGCTGGACTGCGCCTGCCGGGCGCTAGTGCCGGCATGGCAAGGGCATGTCCGCAACAGGGAGGATCGCGGGGAGGAATTGGGGACGCGGGGAGGATTGTCGTCCCTTTGCGGTGTTGATCAATCGGGCGCGGCGATGAGAAGCGCGGAATTGATCGATGCAGGCGATTGCGGGGATGAAACATCCTCCCTTCCTCCCCGCATCCTCCCCGCGCCAAGGGATTGAATTTGCAGGGCTTGGGGACGTTTGGGGAGGAAGGGAGGAATTTCTTGCAGTTGGCCGTCATGTGTGTGCGCGCATGTGTGGCTGTAACTGCATCAATCCTCCCTTCCTCCCTGATTATGATTTGAGAGGTTGGTTTATGTCGCTGATGGATATCGATGCAGTCGAATGGTGGACGTTCGAGCTTGTGCGCGAGGCTTTGGTCGAGGCTGCAGTGTTATGGCGTAGGTCACCCGGCGAGGGGCGCTGGCCGTTCGCCTCGGACGGACCGTGGCACCTGATGAGCCGCGATGCGCAGTCCGACTATGACGCGCGCGGCGGCGACCTGAGTGAGGTGACCTTGCGGCCGTTGCCGCTGTCACGGGCCGAGGTCGATTGGCGCGACCAAGTGACGTCATGGCTGCTGCTGGTGCCAGGCGAGGCCGATCGCCGCTTGCTCGGCATCTGCCTCGATTACCATGCGCGAGGGTGGAAGCAGCTGCCGTGGTCCGACAGGATCATGCCGTTGCTGGGGGTGAAGCGGGGCAAGGCGGGTCTGCAGAAGCGCTATCGCTTGGCCCTGCGTGCAATCGCCGAGGGTCTGAACAGCGCGGATTTCTGCAAGAGGAATGTGTCAAGGGGGGGAATGTGAGCGCGCTGCAAAATCCCCAGTCGCTGGTTAGGCCGGAAAAGGCTATGCCTCAGGCCATGCTCGGCGCTGGCGTTTCGGCGCAGGGGGTTTGGGTCCTTCCTGGCAATGTTCCCTATACGGGGGCCGAAGGCGCGGCTTGTGCGAAAGTCCTGATTTTTTTGGGGACTTTCGTTTTTTGTTTCGGTTTCGGTTGTGGCTGAGGCGCTGATTGCCTCGCTCTGCGAGTTCGCAGCGATCCCCGGCGTGCCGTCGGAGCCGATCCTGCGCAAGCTGATCAGGGAAAACCCGGACTTTCCGGCGAACCCTGGCACTAACGGGCAGGCCTACGAGATCGATGTCGCGGCCGGGATCGCCTGGCTGAAAGAGCGCGAGGCCAAGCGTGTCCAGGGCGAGCGCGAGCACGCCGAGAAGGTGCGGCAGCTGGGCCTCGAACTCCTCGGCGAAGGCGCGGCGGCCGATGTGTCACAGGCCGGCCTGTCGATCGACGAGCGCAAGAAGCTGCTCGAGGAAGAATTCTACGCGATCAAGGTCGCGGAAAAGCGCGGCGAGTTGATCCGCAAAGCGGACATCGAGGCCGCGATCGTCGACGTGCTGGCCACCGACGCGCAGCGCCGTGGTGATTTCATGGCGCGGCTCGCCAAGCGGGTGAACCTCACCCGCGAGCAGATCGCCGCCGCGCAGGAGCTGCTGGAGTATGATCGCCGCCAGTTCGCGGCTGCGCTGAAGGGTGTGACGGAGACGAGAGATGCTGATGCAGCGGGTGGAGGCGCTGCCGCCGTTTGAAACCGGCGCGCAGCTGTTCGCCCGGCTCGCCGACATCTACCTGCCGAAAGAGCGGCTGACCGTTTCCGAATGGGCCGAGCGGTTCATGCCGCGCTACGATCCGCTGGCGCTGCCCTATCTGGCCGAGATCATGGACGCCCTGGGCGATCCGGAAACGCCGGAGGTCGGCGACATGGGACCGGCGCAGGCCGGGAAGTCGATGGTTGGTGAGGCCTGGATGGGCTGGACGATCGACCGCTCGGTGGTGCCGTTCCTAATGGTGCAGCCCGACAAGGCAGCAGCGGAGGCCTTCGTCAAGCTGCGGATCAACACGCTGGTGCGCGAAGTGCCGGTGCTGCGCGGCGCGCTGCTGCCCGACAGCAGCGCTGACAACATGCACCTGAAGCTGTTCAAGGGCATGTATGTCGGCGCGGCCTGGCCGGTGAAGTCGCAGCTGCGGCAGCGGCCTTACTGCAACGTCTGGGCCGATGATTTCGACGCCATGCCCGAGGATATCGAGGGCGAAGGCGGATTGCTGGGGCTGCTCAGCGGCCGCCAGACCACCTTCGAGGGGCGCGAAACCAAGCTGGTTTCGTCCAGTCCGGCGATCGAGGGCGGCGGGATCGAAGCCTTCATCGAGGGCGGAACCGACGAGCGGCTGCATCCGCGCTGCCCGAGCTGCGGCGAACGGTGGGAAATCGACATCCGGCGCGACCTCCAGTTCGTGCGCGGAACGCCCGATGAGGCGGCGGCGAGCGCGCATGTGGTGTGCGGCGCCAATGGCTGCATCCTCGAGCCGGAAGCCCGGTTCGAGCTGCTGCGCAGTCTGGCCGACCTGCCGAAGCGCGGCTTCGTCGCGAAAAACAGGGAGGCAAGCAAGTATCGCCGGACCTTCCGGCGCGACGGCTTGATGGGTTTCACCAGCTGGGAAAAGCTGGCGCGCGATCTTCGGGAAGCCGAGATGGCGTGGGAAGAGCGGCAGGACGAAAGCCTGCTGCGCACCTTCTGGAACGTGAAGGGCGGGAAGAATTACCGTTCGCAGCTGTCGGGCGAGCGGCCGATCGAGGCCAAGGACCTCGCCCGCCGGCGCGAGCCGGGCTGGCGTATGGGCACGGTGCCGCGCGGGCCTAAGGTGTTGCAGTGGGTGGTGGACGTCCAGCACGATCGCTTCGAGGTCGGGCTGCTTGGGTTTGCGGCCGGGCGCGAGACTTGGCTGATCGACCGCTTTGCGATCACGGTGCTAGATGACGGCATCACGGGTGTTCAGCCCTTCGTGCACAAGGAACACTGGAAGGCGCTGCTTCCGCTGTTCGACCGCAAGATCCCGCTGGTCGACGGCGCGCAGGTCAATGTCGACCGGGGCGAAGTGATCGATCCGGGCCGGGTCGTCGGCCATGCACCGGTGCTCGGCGTGGCGGTGGACACCGGCGGCAGCGACAAGAGCGGTGACCAGGCGACCGAAGGCGCGAAGTTCTTCTTCGCCGCGGCGCTGGCGCTGGGTGTGCACGAGCGGCGGATCACGCTGCTCAAGGGCGGTTCGAAGGTGACAGCACCGTTGATGCCGCCCGGACAGTTCGCCGACCAGAAGATCAAGGGCGGAGCCAAGCGGCGATCGGCGCGGTTGTGGATCCCGAACGTTCACAAGATCAAGAATATTATCGACGCCCGTCTCCGGCGAACACAGCCGGGGCCGGGTTACATCCACCTGCCGGGCGATCTGAGCCTCGAATATGTCGAGGAAATCGCTGCCGAAGAGCTGGTCGACGGCAAGTGGAAGAAGCGCCGCACGCGCAATGAGACCTGGGATCACCTGGTCTATGGCGAGGCGGCCTTGTTGCGGCCGGGCTATGCCCAGAGCCTCGTGCATATGCGCTGGGTGTGGCGCGGGTTTTCAGTGCTCTGGCCCAAGCTGGCCGAAGCGGATGAGCCCGCCCCGCCCCCGGCAGAGACCGAAGAAACGAACGATCCGCCCGCCGCTACGAAAGTCGCGCCTTCTACCCGCCGCCGCAAGGTGCCGGGACGGCGCGGCCGAGGCTGGATGGGTCGCCTCAACTAGGAAACGCCATGAACCACAGCCGGATGCCCGCATCGCTGATCGCGGGTGACAGCCTGCGCCTGGCGGTCCCGGGCGGGGACTATCCGGCCGGTGAAGGCTGGACCGTGTCGCTGGTGCTGCAAGCGCTGGCAGGTGGCGCGCCTACGACCGTCAACGCCAGCGATGACGGCGGCGACTGGCTGCTGGTGCTGACGTCGGCAACGTCTGCCGGTCTGGCGCCGGGCATCTATCGCTATCTGATTGCGGCCACGAAGGACGGCGACCGGCAGACGATCGACCATGGCGACCTGGAGGTGCGGCCCGATCCGGCCAAGCCCGCCACCGACCAGCGCAGCCCTGCGCGCCGGGCGCTCGATGCGATCGATGCCGTGCTGGAAAACCGCGCCAGTTCGGAGGACATGAAGTTCACGTTCTCGGACGGGCGCTCGCTGGACAAGATCCCGCACGCCGACCTGCTGGCGCTGCGCAAGCACTATGCGCGGATCGTGGCGCGCGAAACCAACAAGGGCCTCGGGCCCAAGCGTGTGCTGGTGAGGCTCTGAGATGAAGATCCTCGGGTTCGAATTCGGCCGTGCCACGCCTGACGATGCCGTCGAGCTGGTTCCGGAACTGCCGCCGTTCATGAAGCTGCCCCGCCACATGATGGCGCGGCAAGGGCATTCGCGCAGCTTCGAGGTGGGCCGTCAGGACCGGCTGACCAGCAGCTGGACAACGAACGATCAGAACGTCAACCAGTCGCTCTATCGCGACCTTCGCAAGATGCGGGCGCGCAGCCGGGATTTCTTCCGCAACAATGAATACGGGCGCAAGTTCGGCTCGCTGGTGCGCAACAACGTGGTGGGCCCGGCGGGCTTCACGCTCAAGGTCGACGCACGCCGGAACGATGGCACGCGCGACGAACAGGACAGCGCCCGCATTCAGGCGGCCTATCTGCGCTGGGCCAAGATGGGGCAATATGACGTCACCGGGCGGCTGAGCGAGAACCTGTTCGACGCGCTGGCGATTGTAATGGTCGCGCGTGACGGCGAGGTGCTGATCCGCAAGGTCGAGGGCAATGATCGCGGGATCCACGGTTGCCAGCTGCAGCTGTTGCCCGGCCATGTGCTCGACGAGGAACTGAACCGCGAGCTTTCGAACGGTCACCGCATCCGGATGGGGGTGGAGTTCGACGGCTTCATGAAGCCGGTGGCCTACTGGATCCGCAAGGAAACGAACAACAGCGACATCCACGGCAACTGGTCGCGCCACTATGACCGGATCCCGGCCGAGCAGATCATTCACCTGTTCGTGCCGGAAGAGGTCAACCAGTGGCGCGGCGTGCCGTGGGCCTATGCGGCGCTGCGCAGCGCGCGGATGCTCGACCAGTACCAGGAAGCGGCGCAGGTCGCAGCCAATGTCGGCGCGGCGAAGATGGGTTTCTTCCAGCAGAAGGACCCCGAAGCCGGCGCGCCGATGCGAGTCGACGAGGAGGAAGACGGCGAACCGCTCGACAGCGGGCAGGATTTTATCAGCGAAGCAGCCCCCGGCCAGTTCGACGTGATCCCTGACGGTTACGAGCTGGCCGAGTGGGATCCGGACTATCCGCATGCCAACTACGATCCCTTCGTGAAGGCGCTGTCGCGCACGATCGCGACCGGGTGCCTCGTCAGCTATCACGGGCTGACCGGCGATCTGACGCAGGTCAACTTCTCCTCGATCCGGGCGGGCACGCTCGACGAGCGCGAGATGTGGAAGCAGCTGCAGGGCTGGTACATCGACACCGTCAAGGTGCCGGTGTTCGAATGGTGGCTGGCCCGCGCGCTGATCTACGATCGCGACCTGTCGCGCCTGCCGTTTGCCCAGTTCGACAAGTTCAATGCTCCGATGTTTTTCGGGCGGCGCTGGGAATGGGTCGATCCGAAGAGCGATATCGCGGCGCTGAAGGAAGCGGTGGCGCTGGGGATCAAGAGCCGCGGCGAGATTATCCGCGAGCGCGGCCGCGATCCGGAAGAGGTTTGGACCGAGCTCGAGGCCGAAGAGGCGCGCGGGTTCAGTTCGCCGACGTCCGGTGGGCAGGCTCAGGCCGCGCCGGCTGCAAATCAGGAGTAACGACGATGACGAAGACTGCCCTTCTCGGCGCCACCTCGCTGGTGGCCGCCGCGGGATCGCTTGTGCGCGACGGCGAGGCTGTTCCGGCCGAGCAGCTGACGCGCGAGCTGGCCTTCGAGGTCCGCGCCGAAACGATCAACGAAGAGGCTCGCACCGTCGAGCTCAGCTTTTCCTCGGAAGAGCCCTACCAACGCTGGTGGGGCACCGAGGTTCTGGATCACAAGTCCGCTTCCGTCAGGCTTGGCCGCCTGAACGCAGGCGGTGCCTTGCTGATGGACCACAATACCCGCGACCAGGTGGGTGTTGTGGAACGCGCCTGGATCAAGGGGCGCAAGGCCTACGCGGTTGTCCGGTTTGGTCGATCGGCGCGTGCGGAAGAGGTCTTTCAGGATGTCAAGGACGGCATCCGCAAGCTGGTGAGTGTCGGTTACCGGATCCACGAGCTGGTGCTCGAAAAGGCCAAGGACGGCCAGGAAACCTACCGCGCCACCGACTGGGAACCCTACGAAATCAGCCTGGTGGCTGTCCCTGCCGATCCGTCGGTCGGGGTTGGCCGCGACGGCGAACCTGCGGGCTTCGACCCGCGCACGCTTCTCCAAACCGAAGAGGAAGACGATATGTCCGCTACCCGTAATGCCGGCGGGGGCGCTGCCCCTGTCATCACCACCCCGGCCGTCACCCCGGCGGCTCCGGTCACTGGAACCCGCGCGGCCGATCCGGCACCGGTTACCCCGGCGGCTCCGGCCGGTCCCGACGCCGCGCAGATTCTGCGCGACGAGCGCGCCCGCATCGCCAACATCCGCGCGATGGGCGAGCGGCTCAACTGCCGCGAGCTTGCCGAGACCGCGATCACCGACGGTCGCAGCCTCGATGCGTTTATCTCCGACTATCAGGCCCGCACCGGCCCGGCGTCGCAGATCCGCACTCCGGAAAGCGCCGACATCGGCATGACCGCCCGCGAGGCGCGCAACTTCAGCTTCATCCGGCTGCTCAACGCGCTCGCCAACCCCAACGACATGGGCGCCCGCGAAGCCGCCGCCTTCGAGTTCGAGGCGTCGGAAGCGGCGCGTTCGCGCTCGGGCCGCGAGAACCGTGGCAATGCCACGATCCCGGTCGACGTGATCCGCACTGCCCTGATGGAAGGTCAGCGCGATCTGACCGTCGGCACGGCGGCTGACGGCGGCAACACCGTGGCGACCGACCTGATGGCCTCGGCCTTCATCGATCTGCTGCGCAACCAGCTGGCCCTGAACCAGATGGGCATCCGCATGATGACCGATCTGGTCGGCAACCTTGCCATTCCGCGCCAGACCGGCGGGGCGACGGCGTTCTGGGTGGCTGAAAACGCCGCTCCGACCGAAAGCCAGCAGTCGTTCGGCCAGGTGCCGCTGACCCCGAAGACCGTCGCGGCCTTCACCGACATCAGCCGGCGCCTGCTGCTGCAGAGCTCGATGGATGTCGAAGCCTTCGTCCGCATGGACCTGGCGATGGTGCTGGCGCTGGCGATCGATGCTGCCGGTGTGACCGGCACCGGCGCTTCGAACCAGCCTCGCGGCATCCTCAACACCGCCGGCATCGGCGCGGTGGTGGGTGGCACCAACGGCGCGGCACTGACCTACGGCCACCTGGTCGATCTGGAAAGCGCGGTTTCGGTCGCCAATGCCGATGTCGGCAACCTCGGCTATCTGGTCAATGCGCGCACCCGCGGGCACTGCAAGAAGACCGTCAAGTTCGGTTCGGGCACCGAAGCCACGATCTGGGACAACGGTACCGAGCCGCTCAACGGCTACCGCGCCGGCGTGTCGAACCAGGTGCCGGGCAACCTCACCAAGGGCACCGCTTCGGGCATCTGCTCGGCGGTGATCTTCGGCAACTGGTCGGACCTGATCCTCGGCATGTGGAGCGGGCTCGACCTGCTGGTGAACCCCTACACCGGGGCGGATGCCGGCACGGTCCGCATCCACGCCTACCAGGACGTCGACTTCGCGGTGCGCAACGCCGCGAGCTTCGCCGCGATGGTCGACGCGCTGACCCCGGCGGCCTGATCGACCTGACGCAGTAAACCGGGGGCGGCGCGCCTACGCCGCCCCCGGCTTTGCGGCCTGCCCCGCTCGCTCCTCTCTCCCTCCCCCAAGTCGACGGAGCGGGGCAGACCCCAAGGCATCAACCCAAGGAAGCTGATGATGACCGACAAGAAGACCAAGGCCGACCCGCTGGTCGCGGCCGAAACGATCCTGATCGAGGGCAAGGCCTTTGAACGCGGCGACAAGATCACTGGCGTTTCGAAGGACGAGCTCGACCGCGCCGCCATCCAGCGCCGCGTGATCCGCAAGAGCGTGTTCGATGCGCAGGGTGTTCCCGCGCCCGAGATCGGCGGCACCGAGCCGGAGACGGACGAAGGCGGCGACGGGGCTGGCGACACCACCGGCACCGAGCCGGAGACGGACGAAGGCGGCGACGGGGCTGGCGACACCACCGGCACCGGTGACGGCAAGGCGGGTTCGGGCGAATGAAGGCGATCATTCTCCACACCGCCGCGATCGACAATTCGGGCGCACGCCGCGATGCGGGCGAGACCCTGACCGTGGGCGACGGCGCGGCCGAGATCACGCTCGAGTTTGCCAAGGCGCTGATCGATGCCAGTTCGGCCGTTGAAGCGCCCGGCCCGCGCAGCCGCGCGAAAGTCCAGCCTGACGCGACCTCGGACGAGGCCGAGTAACACGCCATGACCGACCTTCCCGGCGGCGATAACGCGGCCCGCGCCATCCATCGCGCGATGGGCAAGCTGGTGCGCTACACCGGCGCCGGGGTGGTTTCGAAGTCGATCTATGCCGTCCGCACCCATGGCGCGGCCGGTTCGCTCTATGCCGACGAAAGCGCGCGGTCGCTGTCGTTCGAGCTGCGCAAGGAAGACCTCGCCGGGATCCCTAAGCGCGGCGACATCCTGATCGAGGGCAATGGCAACGGCACGATCTGGACCGTCGACGAGTTCGTCGATCTGGATGACGTCGATGCCTTCCGCGTGACTGTGAAGGCGGCGGCATGACGGCAGTTCGCGAAAGCATCTTCGCCGCGATCGAGGCCCGGCTTTCCGCGATCACCAGTCCGGTGGTGCGCGAGGTCGAGCGCATGCCGGCAGGCGATCCGACGCAGCTGCCCGCGCTGTTCATCTTCGACCAGGGCGACACGGCGGCAGTCGACGAGGAAGAAACCGACACGATGGCATTCGTCATGTCGGTCGGCATCGACGGCTTCGTGGCCGGGAATGCGCCGCACACCGCCGCCAACGCGCTTTATGCCGCCGTGATCGAGGCGCTGTTCCCGCAGCCCGCGCTGGACGGCCTCGCCACCGATATCCGGATCGAGCGGCTGAACATGGCCGTGGCTGAGCGCGCCAAGGATCACCGGCTCGGCTTCGGGCTCGAGCTCGCCATTCACTATCACACGCGGTTCGGTGAACCGCAGCAACCTGCCTGAGGAGACCACAATGTCCAGAATTCGCCACGGCAATGTTGCCATGCGGTTCAAGATCGAGACCACCGAAGGTGTCGATGCTGTGCCCGATGCGACCAATGCCTTCCCGTTCGAGGTCGACAGCGTCGAATACAACGGCCCGTACCGCTCAGAGGCGTCGCAGGAAGCGAATGGGTCGCTCGCTGCCGGTGCGCCGCTGATCATCGGCCAGCCTGCCGAGATCACCTTTCGGGTGCGGATCAAGGGCGCCGGTCCGAGCGTGACCTATACCTCGCTGGTGCGCCCGCCACATCACGACCTGCTATCGGCCTGTGGCTGGCGCGGGTTCTTCTCGGCGGCCGTGGCCGCGACGGCGCTGGCTGCGGGTACGGTCAATTCCGCCACGCTGGGCGCGCCCTACGCTGCCACGGACCAGCTCTATCGCGGAATGCCGCTGCAGTTGGCCGGCGGATCGTCGGGTGGCCGTATCGCTCATGTGATCGACTACACCGCGGCACGCGTCGCACAGCTGACCGATCAGTTCGGCACAGCGCTGGCAACGGCGGTAACCGCTGCCCTGCCCGCCAACTGGACCTATGCGCCCACCAGCCCTTCCGATGCTGCAGCGCGAGTGACCGACCACCCTTCGGGCACGCTCTACATCTACGAAGATGGCGTCCTGCGCCGGTTCGCAGGCCTTCGGGGCATGGTCGATTTCGCGGGTGAGACCGCCCGCCCCGGCTTCATGACCTTCCGTTTCATGGGCACCTATCTTGGCAAGAGCGACGTCGCCCGCCCGGCTGACAGCGTGGCGCAGCACACCGCACCGACGCTGGCGATGGGATCGAGCGGGGTGACCAGCTCCGTTCTGGTTAACCGCCTTCCGCTGGCGGTCCGTAACTGGGCGCTGTCGACCGGTCAGGCCATGGAAGTTACCGACGACCCGAACACGCCCTTCGGCTTTGGCCCTGCCGATATCGGTCGCCGCGCAGCGACCCTGACACTCGACCCGATCGACACGCTGGTGGCGACCCGCAACGTAATCGCCGACATAGAGGCGGGCACGCGCTATCCGGCGGTGATCCGGTGCGGCACGGTGGCGGGTAACCGCTGGTCGCTCACCACGCCGCTGACCCAGCCTGCCGACGTCTCGCCGGGCCGCCGAGGCATCTACCGGACCGAGGAATTGTCGCTGCTGGCGCTCAATTCTGGCCGCGACCCCCAGACGCGGGACAGCGATGCTGTCCTGTGTTTCTACTGAGGCGGGGCGCATGCAGGATCACACCTGGTATCGTCCCGGCGCCGAGCCGGAAGAGGGCGCGGAAGACACGCGTCCCAGCTTCAGGATACGGATGGCATCGCTGATCGAGCGGGGCGCGTTCGATGCCGAGCTGGAGGGGCGGCATCAGGCCGCCCCGGTTCCGGCCTTCGTCATGCTCGATACCGCGATTGCCGGGGTGCACGCGCTGGCGGGCGATGAGGCGGGTGAGCTCGAGGAGCTGCTGCGCGGTTTCCACGGCGATGACACCCGGGCGGAGATCACGCCCGAGGAACGCGCCCAGATCGCCGAGATCGAGGGCATTCTGGCCAAGAGTTGGCCGGCCTATCGCCAGCTGGTCGAGCAGAACGCGCGCTATCGCAACCTGATGCCGCTGCTCGCCTTCCAGCGCTTTATCGACGACTGGGAGAATGTCACCAGCATCGACGGCAAGCCGGTGGCGTTCGAGCGCGACAAAAGCGGGGCGATCCCCGATGCTGTGCTGCGGCGCATCCACCCGGCGCTGATCTATGCGGCGGGCAACCGCGCGTACAACTTCCAGTATGCCGCGGGAGAGGAAAAAAACTGAGAGCCGCCTTTGCGCTGTTCACTTCGCCGGGCGATTTCCGCCTGCCGAAGAGCGTCGAAGGCGGATGGGAAATCGGCGGCTTCGCCTTTGCGGAAAACCCGCGCTTCACCTGCCCGCTGTGGGCACGGGCGCTGGTGCAGACCTGGGCAAGCTTGCGCAGTGCGCGCGGCGGCGGGATGGCCGGGATCGGGCCGATGATCATGCCGCGCGCGGGTGGCTATCTCGACCAGCCTGCGCTGGCGATGGAGGCCTTTGCCCTGTTCGATTACTGGGTGACGGAGGGCAGGCGCGATGCGGGCGACGTTTGAGGCGCTGAACCTCGACGCGGTCAGCCGCGAGGCGCGCGGCCTGCTTTATCGCGCAGGGACCAGAGCGGTGCAGCGCGCGACCCGTGCGCTCGAACAGGACCTCGAGGCCCAGACCCGCGCGGCCGCCAAGGGCAATGCCTGGCGGGCGTGGAACAGCGCTGTCTATCCTCGCGGCGATACGCCGGCCAAGGATCCGAGCGGCGAGGTGTTCGGCAATGGCGGACGGCGCACGCAGGGCCTGATCGAATACTGGTCGCTACCCGGCACCAACCGGGCCGTGGGCAACAGATATCTCGCCGTGCCGCTCAAGGCGGCGCTGGGCACCAGTCTTGGCCGGCACATCAGCCCGCGCCAGTGGGAAGGCCGGTTTCGTGCAAAGCTCCGGCCGTTGTTCCGTCCCGGCAAGACGCCGCTGCTGGTGGCCGATGGTGCCTTCGGGCCTGGCGGCTTCAACCCGGCCAAGCTGGCGGATGAACGCCGCCGGGGCGGTCAGGATGTGGGCAAGACAGGCGTCATTGCGGTGTTCGCCCTGATCGAAACGCAGGCGCACGCCAATCGCGTCTCGATCGGCGCAGCGGTGGCGCGCGCGGAACGTAGGATGGCGCAGGAATTCGCGCAGGGGCTGGCGCGGCTGCTTTAGGACCGATCGGAGATGCCGACGATCCGGTGCAGCGTGCCGGTGAAGCAATAGGGAACCACGGCCAGCGCGAGAATCGCCAGCCAGATCTCGGCTTTCGCGATCCCGTTCATCAGATCGATGAGGCCAAGGCCAAGCAGGATCACGGCCGCCAACGTGGCGAGCAGCGTGACGGCGTTGGCGATGTGAAGAAGGAAGCGGTCCACGCGAGGGGCTCCATCGGGCTGGCGGTTGGCCGCAATAATTGGGCCGCTCAGCCTTAATAGCAAGCGTTTCAGTGATTTCGATTATCGGAGTGGAACATGACCCGGCAGGACGTCATTATCAGAATGCGCCTTGCGGGCGAGGAGTTCGACCGCGAGCTCAAGGGGCGCTTCAACGATATCGGCCAGGAAGCCGAGAAGCTTTCTGTCGATGCCGGGAGCCGCTCTGGCAGTGGCTTCGTCAAGGGCTTCCTCGGCACGGCCGCGCTCGGTGCGCTGGGTGCAGCGATCGGCACCGCGATCAGCAGCGCGGGCGAGCTGGGTGCGGAAATAGCCAGCGCCTCGCGCCAGTTCAATATCGGCGCCGAAGATCTGCAGGTCTGGCGGCAGGCAGCGGCCAGCGCCAAGATCAGCGCCAACGACTTCAACGATCAGCTCGCCAACCTCACCCAGAAGATCGGCGAAGCCAGTGCCGGCAACCGGCAGGCCCAGCAGGGCTTTGTCGATCTCGGCATCTCGTTCCAGACAGTGTCCGGGCAGGCCCGCGCCACCGATGCCGTTCTGCTCGATCTGGCTAACCGGATTTCCGCGATCGAGGACCCGGCCGAGCGCATGCGGCTTGGCGCGCAACTGCTTGGTGATGAGTTCCAGATCCTCTACCCGCTGCTGCTGAAGGGCGCGGATGGCTTCAATGCTGCCGCTGCCGAGGTCGACCGTTTCGGAGGGGCGCTGAGCGCCAAGGAGATTCAGGATCTCCAGCAGATCAACGCCAACATCACCACGCTGAAGGACCAGCTGTCGCGCAGCATTGCCAAGGTCGTCGCGGAAAATGCCGACGTCATCAACGGGCTGGCAGACAGCCTGTTCGGCCTGGCGGAAAGCGCGGTGAAGGCGTCGGGCGACCTGCTGACCTTCATGCGGACCGAGGCGCAGTACCGCGAACAGGTCGGCAATTTGCCCAAGGGCCTCACGCCGGACCAGCGCGCCGCAGCGATCGGCAACCTCGACCGGCGGTTCGGACGCCGCGAAACGGTCACCGGGTCCTATCTTGGCGGTCTCATCACGACCAAGGATGTCCGGTTTCAGCCCAGCCCCTACACCGACTGGTCCGGCCCGGGCACATTCCTGTCCCGCTATCCGGGTGCCCGCGAGGAGCTCGCCCCGCCCCGCGTGACGGGCGGTGGGCCGACCCGTCGCACTGGCGGCGGCGCGCGCAATCCGACCCAGTCCGCTGCCGAGCGCGAGGCCGAGCGTGCGGCAAAGGAAGCGATCCGCAACGAAGAGCAGCTGCGCGATGCCATCGCCCGCACCCTGAAGGCGCAGGACGACAGCGCGCAGGTGCAACGCATCCGCGCCGAGCAGGGCGAGGAAGCGGCCGCGCGCGCCGAGGCTGAGCTCGCCTTCCTGCGCCAGCATCCGCTCGCCGTGAACGACACGGTCGAGGCGCTGGCCAAGGCGCTGGGCATCACCAGGGAACTGACGCAGGCCGACAGGGACCGGCTGCAGCTGCTGATCGACCAGGGCAATGCGGCGGAAAAGGCGGTGGGCGATGCGGCCGCACAGAAGGCCCGCGCCGCGCAGGACCGCGAAGCCGCGAAGCAGGCCGAGGAAGCGCAGCGGATCGCCGAGCAGCAGGCCGAGGCCTTCCGCCGGCTGCACGAGCAGGCGATCCTCGATGTCGCCGACTTCTACGAGACGGCGTTCCGCGGCGGCACCAAGGACCTGTGGCGCAGCTTCAAGGACGAAGGCACCCGCATCATTGCCGAGATCGCCGCCGAATGGACGCTGGCGATGATTTCCGGTCAGGGGTTCAACTTCAACTCGGCGCTCGGCGGCGCGCTCGGGCGCTCGCCGCTGGCCAGCATCTTCATGGGCGGCGGCGGGTTCGGTGCGGCCAATGATAACTATACCCCGGGCTTCGGCGGCATGTTCGGCACTGGCGTGGGCCGTCTTCCCGATTATATCACGGGCAGCCCGATCATGCAGGGCGGCGGCGGGTTCGGCGGGGCTGGCCTCCGCATCGCTTTGGGCAACGGCAGCGCAGGCGCAGGCAACTTCCTTCAAAGCCCCAGCTTCGCGCTCGGCCTCGGCACGCTGGCGACCAGCATCTTCGGCAACGGCAGCACGGGCAGCCAACTGGGGGGGATGGTCGGCTCTATCGGCGGGCAGGCGCTTGGGAGTTCGCTCGGCTTCCTCGGTGCCGCTGGCGGGCCGGTCGGCGCGATTGCAGGCGCGATCCTCGGCAGCATTTTGCCCAGCCTGCTGTCCGGCACCAAGCGTGGCAGCGCGACCGTCGGCAGTGTCGGCGGGACGCTCGGCATCACCGGCACGCGCGGCAATTCGCGCAGCCGCCGCGAGACCGCGACTGCCAGCGCCGGAGGCCTGATCGACGCAATCTTCCAGATCGCCGAAGAGCTTGGCGGCACTGTCGACGCAAGCCGTGGCGGTGTCTCGATCGGGGTGCGCGACAACAACTTCCGGGTCGATCCCACCGGGCAGGGTCGCACGCGCACGCGCCGCGGTGCGGTCGATTTCGGCAGCGATCAGGAAGCCGCGATCCGCTTTGCGGTGCAGGACCTGATCGCCGACGGCGTGATCACCGGCATCAGTCAGGCCAGCCAAAACCTGCTGCAGCGCGGCGGCGATCTGGAAGCGCAGATCGAAAAGGCGCTGCTGATCGAGCAGATCCCCAAGCTGCTGCGCCAGCGCATGGACCCACTCGGCGCGGCGCTCGACGAGATCTACGACAAGTTCAAGCAGGTGAACGATGCGCTGGTCGAAGGCAGCGCCAGCGCCGAGCAGTTCGCCCAGGCGCGCCAGCTGTGGGAGCTGGAAAAGGCCGACGCGATCGCCAGCATCGGCGCGGCCAGCCAATCGCTCAAGGACTTCCTTGCCAGTCTTAATGCCGGTTCGACCTCTCCGCTCAGCTTGCGCGAGCAGCGTGCCGAGGCCGAGCAGCAGCTCGAACCTTTCCTTGCCCAGATCAGCGCGGCCGAGAGCGCGCGGGCCGAGGTCGAGCGGCTGCGCGCCTCTGGCGCCAGCGCGGCAGATATCGAGCGGGCCGAGGCGGCGGCGCGCACGGCGGCAGCGGCGATCAATCAGGACGGGTTCACGCAGGCAAGCCAGCTGCTGCTGTCGATCAGCCGCCAGAGCAATGCGAGCTCGGGCGCATTCTTCTCGGACTTCGACCGGATCCGGGCGCTGACGGGGCAGGCGATCGGGTTCGTCGATCAGGCCAGCGCCCGCCCCGGCGACGCACGCGACCCGTTCTCCCAAGCGATCGCGCAGAACACGCAGGACGCGGCGATTATCCTGTCGGAGCAGACCGCGATCCTGAACCAGATCCTCGCCGCTGTGAACGACAACGGCGGGTCGCTGTCGGTCGGTAACGGCAATTTCATCGGCCAAGCCCGGCTGTTTGCGAATTAGGGACCAGCATGGCAGCGCTTCCGGCAGACATCATCCGCGCCACCCGCCGCGCGCGGCTCGTGACACGCGAGGATAACGCGATCCAGACCCGCTATCCGGCGGCAGGCGATCAGGCCAAGGCGCCCGAGCCCGGCTTCTTCGAAAGCGCGGCGGATGCCTCGGCAGTGCTGGCGCTCAAGGCGTCGCTGACCGGCACGTTCCGCCGCCGCTTCGCGGTGATCATTGACGGGCTGCTGTGGATCGATCCGGCCGCCGGGATCCCGACCTTCACACTGACCGATCCCGAGCTGGGCTTTGACGGGCCGGTGATGGTGACGCGGTGGCGGATCGACCTGAATGAAGAACGCACGGAACTGGAGGTGATCGGATGAGTAGCGCATTGCTGTTCCGGCCGCTCCAGTGGACCGCGATCACCCCGAGCAACACGGCCTCCGGCTTTTCCGGTGCCAACCTTTCGCCCTGGCCGGTCCCGCGCATGGGGCGGGTATGGCGCAGCGATGCCGGCAGCGCGACCCGCAACATCGTGATCGATCTCGGTTCCGATCAGCCGGTCGACACGATCGCGCTGTTCGGGATCGGCGCGGGCAATGGCGCGCCTTCGGGAAGCTGGAACTGGTCGATCGACCTCGCCACGGCCGCGCAAGGGGCTTTCACCGGGGCGTTCTGGGCGGGCGGCACCGTGCCCTTGCTGGCCGGCGCCGTGCTGCCCGTTTCCGGGCGCGGCAAGGCGCTGTGGCTGGCTCCGTCCGGGGCACCGGCGGCGGCGCGCTATGTCCGGCTGAACTTTTCGGCGCTGGCGAGCGCCGCGCTGCAGATCGCGCTGGTGGCGATTGGCCAGCGGTTCCAGCCCGCGCGCAACTATTCCTACGGCGCGGCCTTCGGCGTGCGCGATCTGGGTGCGCTGGATTATTCGCCGCGCGGGGTGGTGATCCGCCGCCCCGGTGCCAAGCTGCGCGGCACGGGGCTGACCTTCGCGGCGCTGCGCCGCGAGGAAGTGGAAGACACGCTGCAGCGCCTGTTCGAACGCATCGGCAACACCGATCCGGTGGTGCTGGTGAGCGATCCTGACGCCCATTCCCAGCGCCAGAACCGGATGGGGATCGGCCATCTCACCGGCAACCTTGGCACCATCCACCGGGTGCCGAACGCCTACCAGGCCGAAGTGAACTTCGTCGCAGTCGACTGACATGAACGTAACCCTGATCCGGATCGACGCGCAGGACGCGTCGGGCGGAGCTGTGCCTATCCGGCTTTCCAGCCACGACATTCCCGAGGCCTGCCATCTGGCCGGCGAGGAATGGGAACCGGCGCTCGTCGAATTGCCCGACTTCGCGCTCGACTTTTTCGGCGGCGGATTTGCCGGGCAGGTGACAGCGCCGCGCACCGGCTTCTCGGTGGCCACGTCCGGCCTTGCCGCCTTCGGCGCGGTCGCGGCCAACCGCGCGCGGTGTGCCGATGCGCGGGTGCGGATCTGGGTGGGCGACATCACCAGCACGGCGACGGTTGATCTGGGGCCGCTGACGCTGCGTTTCGACGGGCGGATCACCGGCGAGCCGGACATCGATGATGCAAGCCGCACCGCTCGGTTCGATGCCGCGGTGAAGGACAGCTGGGCCGACAAGCCGCTGCTGGCGCTGTTTGCCGGGACCGGTGGGATCGAAGGCCCGGCCGATCTCACCGGACAGCCCGAGCCGCTGACGCTCGGCAATGTCCGTTTCGGCGGCGGCGTGCTGATCGACAATGTCGACAACATCTGGATGGTCAGCAATGGGCCGGTGCAGGCGGTGAATGCGGTCTATGACCGGCTTGCCAGCCTTGGGACCAGCGCGGGCAACTTTGCCGATCTGGCGGCGCTCAAGGCGGCCAGCATTCCAAACGGCAGCTGGGGCACGTGCCTGGCGCTTGGCCTGGTGCGGCTCGGTGCACCGCCTGACGGGCGGGTGAGTTTTGACATTTCGGGCAGCAACAGCGGAACCGGCGGCTATGTCCGACGCGCGGGCGCGATCATCCGCCGGATCGCCGATCTGGCAGGGGGCACGGTCAATGCAGCGAGCCTGACGGCGCTCGACACGGCGCGACCGTACAACCTCCAGCTGCAGCTGCGCGAGCAGCTTAGCGCGCGCGAGATCGTGGCGCAGCTGGCCGATAGCGTCGGGGCGGTGGCGGGTGTCTCGCTGACTGGCGAACTGTTCGCGCAGGCGCTGGCGATTGGAGCTTCGGGCGAGGCGCTCAATCCCGATGACAGCAGCGCTCAGCGTGTGTTGGCCGTGGAAGAGCTGGCCAAGTTGCCACCCAACTGGCGGCTCGCGACCGAGGCTGAGCTGACCTTCGAAGTGCATTCGGCCGACGAGGCGGCGTTCTCCTACCGCTGGCAGGGCGAATGGTCGGCGGCGCGGGTTTACCGGCGCGACGACGTGGTGACCGGCCCCGATGGCGCGGCCTGGGCCTATATCAACGCCACTCCGGCGGCGGGACAGGCGCTGCCGGTCTATCCGGCAACGTCGAATTCGCACTGGGAGGTGTTCCAGGTCTCGCCGAGCGCGGCGGTCGCCCCCGCCAACGCCAACCGCGTGCCGTTTTCGCTGATGGAAGGCGACCGGGGCTGGGGTGTGAACTTCAACCCGTCATCGCTGGTCGCTAGCACCTCTTACGGAACCGCGAGCGGGCTGCGCTTCTTCCGCGCCAGCGTCACCGCCACGGCGGCATCGCAAGACTTCTCGATCGGGCAGTCCTCGACCGGCGCGGCGCTGTTCGTGCTGACGCCGGGCACCCGGGTTTCGGTGCAGGCGCGGCTCGAAACGACGGGCGTTGCTGACGGGCCTTGGCGTCTGGCGTTGTTCGGGTTCACGGCTGCCGGCGCGCAATCGGAGATCGCCTCGGTTTCCGGCTCGGGCCTGCGCGCGCTGACCGATGCGGCGGCGCAGATGTTCGTCGATGTGCCTGCGGGGATCATCGGCGGGCGGCTCGAGTTCTACTCTCAGACCACCGGCGCGGGGGCCTTCACCGTCGCGATCGCCGAACCGATGGTGACCCCGGCCGCAGCAGGCCAGACCGTGCATCCTGCGTTCTCGCCGGGGCCGAATTCCGATGACGCCGCCGATGTGACAGCGACCATCAGCGGTGCAGGCGAGATCATCGTCGATTATGATAGCGCCGACAATCTTACCAGCCCGCTGCCGCTGACCGAGAATTACCAGCTTGTCGCGCGCGGTGGATCGGCCTTCACCAGCGGGGTGAGCTGGTCGGTGGATGTGGTGTCAGGCACATTCTCCGGCACCGCGCCCAGCATCAGTGGCACGGGCACAGGCCAACTCAGCATCAATTCCGGCCTTGCCTCGCCCGAGGCGCAGTTGCGCGTGACTGCTTCGATCGGCGGTGCATCATATCCGCCGATAGCCGTGCAGATCACGAAGCGCGTTGCCCCGCCTACGTCCAGCGGTGGCACTGGTGGCAGCACCAACTTCGCCAGCGACAACACGCTGACGGCATTTAGCACTTCCAGTTTCACATCGGTGTGTGACGATCTTACCATCGTTCTGCCAGCAGGGGTGACGACTGCGACCCTCACCGCTTCATCGCTCACTCTGCGCACCGCGACCGTTGTAGCACCAACCGGCGACACGGTTTGCGAGTTCAAGTGGCAGCGCGAATCTTCCCCCGGAACGTGGGTTGATGTCGGGTCAGCAGCAACATCGAGCCCCAACCCCGGCGTGGTCGAGGATGGTGACAGTTCTCTCCTTCTGCGACAGCTCGGGTCTGTCACATGCAATCGCAGCGCCACGGGGTTGAGTGCCGGTAGCACGCAGAAATTCAGGCTAGTCGCGCGCGTTTCGGGCGGAAACGTGCGCGGCATCACCCTGACCGGAACAGTGAGTGCGCAAGGATGATCCTTATAGAGCACCCCGAAACCGGCGAGCGCTGTCTGGTTGAAAGCACCACCGGCTATGACGGGTGGCTGTTGATCTGCGACAAGGTTGAGCCACCAGAGAATGAGGATTGCGAATGGTGCGATCAAACCAAGCGCTTCAAGCCCGACAATGCGAGGCGCGCGCGCAACCAGAAGCTGCGGACCATCCGCGATCCCGAGGCGCTACTTGACCTGATCGAAAGTCTGACATCGCGCATCGAAGCGCTTGAGGCGCGCGGTCGATGAAGCGTGCAATCGCCGCCATCGTCCTGTTGCTGGCCGGCTGCGACAATAAGATTGCGGTCGATGGCTATGAGTTCGGTGAGCCGACATGGGTGGCAACCGAGTTGCGGGTCAAAGTGGTGCTGGTGCCCAGCATCGAGGAACTGCGCAAGATCGGGCCCGATGTCGCTGAAGGCCGCAATCTCATGGCCTTTGCCCGAGTGAGCCCTGACGGTTCCTGCACGATCTACAAGCTCGACAGCCGGGTCCGCTACGCTCCCGAGTGGGACGGGCACGAACTCAATCACTGCATCTTTGGAGAATGGCACCGATGAACGCAGCCTTCTGCGCACTTATGAGGCGCATCCACCGATCAATAGCCTGTTGGCGCGTTCGCCGGGGCCGCGCCCAACGCATCTGCGCTCCGGGGCAATGGGTAGTCTGGCGCGATGGCGAGATCGTGATGAGCAAGGATATTGGCGCGTGAGCGACCCTTTCCACGATCTGCCCGAGGGCGTGAAGGCCGCCGCCGATCTGCTGTCCATTGCAGCCTTGGTAGGGTCGTTTGTGAACATTCTTCCTGCTTTCGCAGCGATCCTGACCATCATCTGGACGGCCATCCGGATCTACGAGACGGACACTGTGCAGAGGCTGCTGGGCAAAGGAGAAAAGCGATGATTGAATGGCTTGACCGACACCTTGTGCCGGAATGGCGCAAGGCGTGGTCGTTTCTCAGCGTCCGCGCCGCTGGCCTGTTCGCGGCGACCATCAGCGCACTTGCTGCCCAGCCTGACTTACTGCTGGGCATCATCAACTTCATGCCGACCGACCCGATCCGGCGCGCGGGCCTCGCGATCGGCGTCGGCCTGATCGCGTTCTTCGGGCCGACTGTCCTGCGGCTCTGGAACCAGGCGAACGCCAATGACGCAGCCGAATAACCGCCCGGCGCCGCAGCGCCACCCTAACCTGCCGCCAAGGCGTGCAGGCATCGCCGCCACCGTCGCAGCGATCCTTGCCGCCGTGGTCGCGCTGGAAGGCGTATATGTGAACCATCCGAGCGATCCGGGCGGTGCTACCAACTGGGGTATTACTGAACGGGTAGCGCGCCAGAACGGCTTCACCGGAGACATGCGCAACCTGACACAGGGGCAAGCCAAAGACATCTACCGTCGCCAGTATATTGAAGCGCCGGGGTTTATGCCACTGGTCGAGATTGATCCTGCCGTCGCAGAGGAAGTGATCGATACTGGCGTGAACATGGGGCCGCCCCGCCCGATCCGGTTCTTCCGTCGCGCCGTGAATGAGGTCTGCAATACGCGCCTTCCGATCACCGGCACGATGGACGGGGTCGCGGTCAAGGCGTGGAGCGATTGCCGCGCCAATCTCGGGCCCCGTTCTTGCGTTGCCATGCTGACCAGTCTCGATCGCCAGCAGCGCGCCGAATACGATCGTCTGGTGCGCGTCAATCCGCGCCTCAAGGTCTTTCACCGCGGATGGATCAATCACCGCATTGGTAACGTCAATCGGAGCCGGTGCGTCTGATGCTGCCGACACCTGAGCAGGAAAAGCAGGCCATCCTCGCGCTGATGGGGCTGGCCTTGCTCGTAATCTTCGGCGCTGCGGCGCTTCTCGGCGGGATCGCGCTCGCCGTGATCTGGGCGGTCAAATGGGTGTGGGGTTTGGCATGATGGGAATCATCACATCGTTCCTGGCTGGCAGGGGCTTGAAGCTGGCTCTGGGCGGCTTGGCAATCGTGACGCTGTTCGCAGTCATCCAGACCATCCGCATCGAGGGCGCGTTCTGCTCGAACGTCGAGGCTGGCGAGAAACCCAGCTGCATCATTCGCGGCTTCAAGCAGGAATTGCAGATCACTCGCATCAGCCTGGCCGAAGCTGAAGCCTATGGCCGCGCTGAGGCAGCAAAGCACAAGGCGACCAAGCAAGCCTACGTCGAGGCGCAGGAAGAGGCGGCACGCTTGGAATCCGAACGCCTTGCGCGTGTCGTGGCCCGTCAAGAGGAGATCACCCATGAAATCGAAGCTGAATATCGCCAGCGCATCGCTGCTCTGCGTGCTCGCGCTGACCGGCTGCGCGCACAAGTCGAAGCCGGTCGAGGAGGCGGTGCTGCCGGTGCGTCCGGTGACCTGCAATTGCCCGAAACCGGCGACCCCGCCGCCCGAGCTGATGCAGCGCCCGACTGTCGAAGCCTTCCTGCCCCAGACCTGACCACCGAAATTCGCTGCCGCGAGATCGCCGAACAGCAGGCCACCCAGCTGGCTGCGCTGATCGACTGGGTCGAGCGCCAGTTCAACGTCCAGCCCTGACCTCTCTCGAAAGGAAACGACCATGCCCCAGCACACCAACAAGTCTGTCGGCGCCATCAACTGGGCCCAGCTGACCGACGCCGACGTGACCACCATCACGTTCCAGAACGTCAGCGCCATGCCGATCACGGTAACCGCCACCAATGGCGCGACCCCGCCCGCATCGGACGCTGGCGGGCTGACCTATGCCGCTGGGCAAGGCGAAGCAAACCGCGCGCTCGCCGACCTGTTTCCGGGTGTGGCTGGAGCGAACCGGGTGTGGGCACGCTCGAGCAACGGCACGCAGCAGGTGTTCGTCAGCCATGCGTAGCATCAAGTCACCCCTGATGGGGTTTGCCTCGCCGCTGGGGCTGTCGGTGCAGCGCGGGCCGCGCCTGGTGATCTCCGCCTCCTCCGTCCTCGAAAGCGCGCTCACCGGCTCGACCGTGGGCGTTCTCTCGGTTGTGAACGGCAGCGGCACATACACCTTCACCAAGACGGCAGACCCGGACAGCAAGTTCGCGGTGAGCGGCAGCAACCTGAACCTCGCGGCGGGCCTCGATTACGAAGCGGCGCAGTCGCACAGCGTCACGATCAGCGCGAGCAACGGGGTGGATGCGCCGATCGTGCAGACGTTCGTGATTGGCGTGGTGAATGTCGATGAGAACCCGCCCCTCGACTTCATCTGGTATGGGCAATCGAATACGCTTTTTCATCGCGATAACATGGTTGGTTCCCCTGCGGCATCAGCGAACACCCTCATGTGGAATGCGGGGACCGCAAGCTGGGTCACGCCGACCGGCAACGGCCTTCGCGTTTTTCTGAACGCGATGAACGCCGCGACTGGTCGCGTGTGCAGGGCCATCTTTGGCGGAACTGGCGGCGTGCCGATTTCGACACTGCAAAAAGGGTCGGGAGCCGGTTGGTTTGAAGCGTTGATTGCTGATGTCACGGCCTCGGGCGCGAACCCCGCCTACATCATCATGCTTCAGGGCGAAGGGGATGCAGGAGCGACCCCCCCGACGACAACGGGTGATTATCTCGCGGCGCTGAATACGCTGCACACTAATATGGCCAATGATCTCGGCAAGACCCGCGCACAGTTACCGCTGGTGATGTCTAGCCTTGCGCGGGTGGGTTCCGAAAGCAGCACCCCGACTGCACAGCAAAACTTGGGCTGGCAGGGCATTCGCAATGCGCAGGTCGGTTCGAATGCATTTCACCCGAATATGCATTATTCACACAGCAATTTCGACGCGACATTGGTCGATGGGATCCATTACGATGGAGCCTCCTATCAGCGATCAGGTGCACGTTATTCGCGGATGATAGAGACACTACTGGGCCTGCAATCCACCGCCCCCCGCTGGTTTGCTACGGGAGCATCGCGGTTCAGCACAACGGAAACAGACGTGACCCTCGTTCATTCGATGGGAACGGACTTCACGCCTTCAACCGGAATCACCGGCTTCGAAGTGAGCAACGATAACGGGGTTACGTGGGTCGCGGCGACGGGCGCGCGCATCAACGCGACGACCATCAGGCTAACCCATGCCGATTTCGGCACCACCGAACGAAAGGTTCGTTACCAGTTCGGCCAATTCAAGAGCATTGCTGGCGCTGTCTATGACAACAGCGCGCTGGCTGTGCCGTTGAACTTCACGACCACCGATCTAGTGGCAACGGGCGCAGCCGTTTTGCCGGTCCTGACCTATGCGGGCAGCGTTCGGGCTGACAACGGGGCGCAGAACCAAGCAACCTTGGCCTCTCTGGCGGTGCCCGGAGCCAGTGAGGCCCTGCTGGCAATCATCGGCGTTACATCTTCCGCGAGCATTTCGCCTACCTCGCTGTCGGTAACATGCCAGCCTTCCGGGACTGTCATTTCTGCGACTGCTTTGACCACCACCACCCAAGGTGGTGGTGGGCAGGCTAGTGCAGCTATTTGGCAGGCGCTCCTGCCAGCCGGTACGACTTCGATCACCGCTAACTGGTCGTATGTATCGAACCCATTCACTCGAGCGCGGCTGCACGTTTCGACAATTCAAGCCGCCCGACTTTCCTCGACCACTGCTGTCGCGTCTGGTCAGGCGCGCGCATCCTCGGCGACCTCTGCCTCCACATCCCTCGCCGCTTCCAATGGTGGCGTGATCTTTGCCATCGGCTCGCAGGTAAGCTCTGCGACTAGCGGAACCCTATCTGGCACCGAAGCGCTCGTCACCAACAATAGCGAAGTATGGGATACCGGTAGGCATGTGGTCGGGGGAGTGTCTGGCACCACGGCAAATGCAAGCAGCAGCGTCACTGTCACGTTCAATGCGACTGCGAATGCGGCTGTCGCGGCGGCAAGCTGGCGATGACCCACCTCCACGAATGGCTAGCCGAGCAAAGCAAGAAGCACTGCGACCTATGCGCGGCATCGCTGATGCTGAACGTCATAACGATCGGGCTGATGCTGGTGCTGCATGCGGGGCCGGGCGAGTGACTAGCAGATATGGTCACATAAATGCCTTATTCGATTTCCAATAAGGCATTGTGACCTATCGAATAATCCTTGCGCTCGGCGGTTTGGTGATTGGCGCAGAGGCGTTCGCACGCTTCTACATGGGGATCGGCACGCCCGTTCTCTTCATGCCGCACCAGACCATCGAATACATGCTGGCTCCAAATCAGGATGTGCAGCGGTACGGCAAAAGGCAGCTGATCAATGAATTCGGGATGCGCAGTCCGGCACTGAGCACGGTGGAGGCTGGAAGGCGATATCTCGTCCTGGGAGATTCGGTTCTCAACGGCGGGACAGGCGTTGACCACGGTGAGCTGGCGACGACCCAGCTCAGCGATGACAATCGCTTTTTCGGGAATGCTAGTGCCAACAGCTGGGGGCCTGCCAATCAGGCTGCATGGATCAGGCAATTTGGTGACACAGGGGCGAGCGCGGCTATCGTGTTGATCAGCTCGCATGATGCCACTGATCTCCCCTCCTTCGGGCCGCTCAATCCTAGGGAGCAGCCCACCGAGGGACCGCTGCTGGCTTTGCAGGAAGTCTGGCCGCATCTGGCGCCTAAGCTCGGGATCTCGATCAGGGCTGTTCCCACGAATGCCCCGCCTGCCGACCCTTCACGTTCCGCCGCGGGTCAGAAAGCACTCGATGACTTGATCACCGCTCTGGAAACGAAGGGCCTGCCCGTCTGTGCAATCCAGCATCAGACCCGCACTGAGATTAGGTCAAAGCCGGAGGCGGGCTGGCATACGATCCGTCAGGCGTTCACCGAGCGGGGCTGGCCAGTGGTGCAGATGGCTAGATGGACCGCCCCGGCTCTAGCCAAGGATCCCGAAATCTTCACCGATGACATTCATCTTGCTCCGGCGGGACAGGCGCTGATTGCTGAAGCGATAAAGGCCTGCGCCGCCGAACTGGAAGGGCAAGTTGATTAG